CAATGTATTCTCTGTACTGGTCCATGGTTTCTTTCTAGTTATATTTGTTGGTCTTAAGGGCAAAAAGGCCCGACACAGTTTCTATGCAGGGCCACCCCATTTTCTGGGTACTACTATTACTTATACTGCGAAATCTGCAGCGGCAGATGTTGCACCGCCAAACTTCTCACCGTCTTCTAATTTCTGAACGTTGTTTAGGCCACAAGCAATACCACGGGAACCTGATACATCGTACGGAAATAATGTGATTGATGCACGACCATAACAACCAGAGTAAAACTCAGACTGGCTAATAATTGGATTTACATCAGCATCAACAACACCGGGCTTTTCATTGCTCGAGGCATTGATAAAATAATAATCTGCAAATGTGTCATCTTCACGCTCTGTAGCTCCATCGCGAAGACCACCTTTTAAAACTTTTGGAACAGTACCGCCAAAGTACGCTGCGTTAGCTGCTTTACATTCTTCAAAGGCTTTATTAAAACGGGTAATAGTATCTTTATCAGATTTTGGAATCAAAATCATGGCGGAATACTTTAGTGTGCCGTTTAATGTTTCTGCTGGCTCAAATACATGAGCAAAGGAAAAACGTACCTTACCTGTTACAAATTTAATTTTAGTAGATTTAGTTGCCATAATTATTTTTACCTTTTTAACGTTTTAGATTTTGATCAGTCTTAAATCGGGGCCAATCAATTTTCCCGTACATACAATAATGCAAAAACAAACTACTTTTTATTTCACAATGTGATAAAGATTAGGAATCATACAAAATACCCAATTTACCCATTGCTTGACGCATTGCCAGGGCCCTAATGAAATCTACTCGGTACTCTGGTTCCTCAATTATATCAGGTTCCTCTGCTACTATATCTAAAATCTCATCAATTGAATTTCTAATTTGGCAGATTCCTTCACGGTATCCACTTCCAGGTAGAGAATCAAAATTTTTTAAAAAATGATGAATTAACAGATCAGGCACTTCAAACTTTGATCCGTAGTGCTCTACCAACATATAGGCTCCTATTTTGCTACCATAACCAACCCCACATTGCCCATGGCATAACCTAAAAACATGATGCCTGTGCCAACACCACCTTTATAAAACTGGTCACAGGCGACTATAAAATACACCACGCCCATCGCGGCAATTAACCATGTACTCATGCAAAGTCCTCTTTGGCGTCCACCTCTTTAGTTTTAACTAACTTAGGGGAGCCTTCTGGCTTTTGTACAAGGTTTCCAAGCCACGATACTATTTGGCCCCTAGGCCCGAGCTTTTCAAGCACTGAGATAGATTTGAGCTTAGGCGGTTCCCAGATAACTTCTGGGCTCATACCTTTTTCAACTAATACTGTTGCTGCTAATTGTGAATCACTAATCCTGCGATGAGTAATTGTTGTGCCTAACTTAAACCCTGGCGGCACGATGTCTTGTTCTATTGCTCTGGTTAACGCAAATTCCTCTACGTCATTTACCCACGTGCGGAGGTTTTGGGCTTTGACGAGGACTTCACTGATTTCTTCTTCGTCAAGGAGGGCTGGGGCTTTGAAGTCTTGTTTGGCGAGCTCTGTGTTGTAGTCCGACCGGGCGCGGCACTGCGATTTTGCGCGGCAGAAGCCACACCAGTCGCCGGGGAGGAATTCGCCGCTGCCGCTCCACGCTTTCTTGGCTTTTTGTTTAACGTAGTAATTTGCCCAGTCGAGGAGCTTAACGATGGACGTTCCGTCAGTAGAGATACTGTCGAGTCTTGGCTGGTGGATCGTGTAGCTGACTTCTTTAATATCCGGGTATTCTTCTTTAAATTTGCTGTACGCACCGAGCGCGTATAGTCGCAGCTGTGGGTTGTCTTGCGCGTGGACGGGGATTCCTTTTCCAAACTTAAGGTCGATGACGCGAATGGCGTGCTTAGAAAGTATAACCACATCGGCTGTACCAAAGCCGTCAGGAACCCAGTCAGAGAAATCCACGCGCTGTTCAAATAGTGGGGTATCGCCTTCACCGATTTGGCTACGGACATATAGAACGTAGCTATCAACGTGAGCCTCGAAATCGTCGTTGTAGTAGGGTGTTGCTTTGATAATTGCTTCTTCATGCTGATACTCCTCAATTCCTATTTGATTGTAGTAATGTCTTAGTTTTGCCTCTGCCAGTGAGTGCGCCATAGTGCCCTCTTGCGAAAAATCAAAAGAGCTAAATGGCCGTTTTTGTTCTGGTAGGGTTGCCTCTAATTTGGCCGATGGGGTGCACATCATCCATCGTTTAGAGCCTGAGGCTGAGAGTAGGGCATGAGCTGTCACTGTTTTTCCTTTTTAATCTGTTTATCGTACATACAATAATGCAAAAAGCGAGCATTTTGTGCTCGCTTTTTTGGGTTTATTGAAAAAATAAATAGTTAGGTCTTGAGGGCGGCCAACAATTCGTTGATTTCTTTTTGATAATCGACCTTGATTTCAGCCTTTAAATCAATCTTTGTCTCACGGGTTTCGCGGTAATCTTGCTGGAATTGGCCACGTAGGGCAATCTCCACCAAGCGGCTGTTGAAGTTTTTATTCTCAACGTTAGCTAGGAGTTGTGTTTCCCAGTATGACTGAGCATGCACCAAGGCAATATCTAAAGCCTCAGCAAACTCTGGGTACTTTTTCTTCCAGGCATCAGCAGTGTTTTTGGAGATACCAAGTTGGCTCCACATCATTTTTTGCGATGCACCTTCTTTACCCATGTTGATCATTTGATCACACATAGCGGTTTCAAACTTAGGTACTAGCTTTTTAGCTGCCACATTTCCACCTTTTTAGTGCCGCTGCTTTGCGGGTTGGTTTACCATTCTCGTCCTTCATTGGGCCTTTAACGCCACTCATACGAGCGCAGAATGAGTCTTTACGTGCACCACCTTGAGGCTGGGGTGCCTTTAAATTTGATCCGGTTTTTGCGTTATACGCTTTACGACCTGCTTCTGTCATACCTGCACCTTCTTTAGTGGTGAGGTAATGACGGCCTTTACCTTTAGTTGTTTTGCTGATTGGGCTTGCCATTATTTCTTTGTCGCTTTAGATGAAAGTAGTTTCTCAACCATGGATATGCGTTGGGGTTTAGTTGTTACTTTACTAACAATCTTTTCCCGTTCTGGCTTGGTTTTACCTTTGTCGTAAAACCCAGCTTTTTGTAATGTTTTCTTGGCTACCATTATTTTTTCTTTGGAGGCTTAGCAGTCTTAGCTGATTGCACAAATGCGTCTGCAGTAGGAGCGCCTTTAGCACCGGGTTTACGCATCTTTTCACCAGAGCCCGCTGCGATACGTTCTCTCTTTTTTTGGATATTGGCGTACAAGCCGGGTTTAGTAGCCATTGTAAAGTTTTCCTAAATGATTGTAAAGTTCTAGGGCTTCCACCTAGACCCTCTTCGCTTTAGCGCCTGCGAGTCCAAGGCGACTAATTGCTTAGAATACTACTGATACGCCAGCTATCTTTTTAGCGATGCCAGCTAGTTCTTTGGTTGTTTGACCGCTGATAAAGGTATTAATTTCAATAGCTTTGTCAATGATCTCTTCAGTTGTTGGGAACTTTGGAGCCAGATCAGCTGCTTCTTTTGTTGTCTTATTTAATACTTCCCACGCGGCCAAGTTGGCTTCGTGCTGCTTAACCATAAGGTCTTTAGCTGCGTTAAAAATAGAAAAGCGTAGTTCAAATGGGTTTAACATGTATAACTCCTATGTGTGTTGTGTGTAATGTGTATAAAAATCCCAGTTTTCTATGCAGGTAAGCCTGGGAACCTGCGGCTTTATTTACAGCCGAAGTGGGGAAAGGAGCGTCTCACGACGTGTCCTATATACAATAATGCAAATAACCTTGCAAAACCGCCCCTATTCGTCGCCCGGGATAATAATCTTCCTAATGGGCTTTTCTTCGGCCTTTTGTTGGCTTTCCATCTTTTTCCTAAACATTGGCATCATGTCATTAACAAACTGCTTAGTCATGGCCTCTGCTAACAGGCGGTGCTTCATTTCCTGCTCTTCAGAAATTTTGGCAGTCTTTTCATCAACTGCCTTTTGGATGTCAACACTAAATCCGCGGTGCTTTAGGAACTGCCTAATGAAGTTGTCTGTCAATTTTTTTCCTCTAAGTCTTTCGGTACACCGTCAGCGTTAAACGCAGCTTCAAGGCCGGCTTTAGCTTTCTCAACTTGTGGCAATGCTTGCATTTGAATGGCGTTGATAAAGTTTACTAAGGTTACCGCTGGTACTTGAATTGGTGTATTTAAAATGTTTAGCAGCGCGTTAATTTCTTTCACTGAAAACTCTAACGTAACCGCAAAATCATTTAATGCTGCTTCTACTTTTTCTTTCATTTTTTACTTCCTTTCTT